TTCCGGCATCGTAACCTCTTTTGCTCCACCACTTGATATAGACCGCCAGCTTGTTTTTGTAATGCTCGCTTGTCTTTGGCGGCATCGTTTTTAGCAGATGCTTGGCAAACGATTCATAGGTATGGCCGGCAGGAAGCGCCACATGATGATTGCCTAGAACCGCCCCTTTCTCTTGGCAGTACAGCGCCCCTGTATTGGCTCCAGCGACTCGCAGACATACCTTTGCCCACATGGACGGCTCAACGACTTGGCAGAGCCACAAACCCTTCCTAGCCTCATCCCCGAACGGCTCGCATATTCTCATTTGGCTGATCTTTACGCCGGCTTGGTGCATACGGTCATACAACGCGTTATAAGGCTTGCGCCCTTTCGCAAAATACGTCCAAATGTCTTCGGTGCGCCAGTCGTATATTGGGTAGACGTTCCATACGTCATCAATACAATTTGTTGTCCAAGCTTTCCCATCGAACATAGGCTTATCGTCCCGCGCAACCGTTCGGAATCGATTGAGACTTTCATCGGCCCGAATACCAACAAAACAGGCACAGGACTCACCATCGGCATACCATGCCCCGAATGCCGGCACAAACTCCTCAAACGGCATTCCTTCGTAATAGAACGGGAAATAGGATAGATCGGTAATGCTTTCCGGTTCCGGTTGCCGAACCCACAATTCCCGCTTTTCACGATCCCATGCCGTCCATTCAGGTTCAATCTGCGAGCAAGCATTCCAAGTTTTGATTGGCAAAGCTACCCAATAAGGCTCAACCTGATCGGCATATTCGGCGTACATGCTTTTGGCAAAGTCAATTGTCAAGCCGATTTGGCATTCCCAATCCAACATGAATAGGCCAACCCTGCGATTCCTGCGCTTAGCCTCATCCATGACCAAATGCAGCAATGCGGTAGAGTCCTTTCCGGCGCTAAACGACAAATAGATCTTGTTGAAATTGTCGAATGTCCATTCGATCCTCTGTCTTGCTGCGGTGAGTACGTCCATGTTCAGTCCGCGTTTTGGCATAGTTGTCAGCCCAATAAGCTATTGCTCTATCGGCAGCAGCGTTTGCTGCATCCTGTTGCGCTTGATTCAATGTTCGCCACGCTAACCGGGTTAAATCCTCTGGCGCATTGTGATTGATCGCGCATCCTGCATGCCCTATCCATGCCTGATGATTCATTGTCGATGCCGTTAAAGCAGCTTCGCAGGAATGAGGCCATTCGTCTATCGCTCGCTTGCATGCAGATTCAAAAGCATGAGCATCAATCATTAACGAGGCGGAGTTGTCTTGCATCGCCTGCCTCAACTCTAACGGTATTACCTTCCACATATTGCTCCGATATTCCTCGCACTTCTCCCAATGGTGAAATACTCTCTTGAATTTCCTCAATCTCATCCTCGCCAGTAAAGGATTCCGCTTCCCATGCCTCAGAGAATTCTCGATCTTCAAACAGTCCAGACAATCCCGTTACCTGTTGCAACCTCAATACCTCATCGGGTTCCATTCCAAGCTCTTTAGCAATCTTTTCATCGGACCAAAAACGCCGCTTCAATTCCACGACAATCTCCGACATTGACTCGACCTTATGCTTACCACGCGCACGGTTATGCCGAATGGTAGAAGCCATACGGTCATTTTTCCCCTCTTGCGATTCCTTGATGGTTACTACCGGCAAATAGCCATGAACGCGCATATGCACATCCTGGCATTCTTTGCCTACGCGATTCCGATGGAATCCATCTACCACTTCCCGCAAATCATCACGAGGAAACGTCACAATAGGCTGCGTGTATCCATCCGTCATGATCGAATGACGCAGCAATTCCATCTCAGGAGGAGCAACGCTGTTCGGTTTGTAATCGTTGGAATGAACCGACTCGCATTTGACCCATTGCACGCAATCTACAGGCTCATCGCGGAACGGACTAATCGCATGGATAGCCAAGCGCAACTCATTAATCGCAGCAACACGCTCATCAATCGGAAGCGCAGTTATCGTATCTAATATCTCTTGAATATTCATCATATCCCCGGTGGTGAGCAAGACTTAGCCATCCCTAGCGGTCTAGCTAAGCCTTCACAAAGCATCCCCGTATGGAGCCGCATTGACCCGCCAGCCGTTCGCCCAGGGGCGCTAGCTTCGCCACCCCTTCCGGTATCTCAGAGCTTCCCCACAGTACCGGCTATCCCTGCATCCTGCCGTTGAGACCCCGACAATGCAGCGGCTAGAACGCAAAAAAGCCCGCTCAGGTTTCCCTGGCGGGCCTATCGAATGCGCTTACGGCTCTGGCAGAGTGAGGCAGATTTTGCGGCGGAGCTAGACCGGGGGATTGGTCCCCTGCCAGATGCGTAAATGCACTCCATGCTCACAATTAATATGCCTCTGTTCCGCCAGAGTCCCCACTCTAGCGCCTTAACTTTAGCGCCTCGTTATCTAAGAGTCAAGCCCCCTGCGCTCCGGCCCCATGTACCCCTTCTGGCCTACGAGCGGTCGTAGCTGGCGCAATGCATCGGATATGCGCTCTTGTTTAATTTCCAAGTCCTCTATAGCCCTCTTAACGTTTTGCCAGCGGTAACGCATGTGCATCGGTGTGTTTGTTTTGGCAGTTGCCATGATGATTCTCCGTTAGCCGTTATTCGGCACGAACATCGTGGCAATCCCAATCGCAATCATCTGTGCGGTACAACACGCAAAGGATGGCAATTCCGGTCTGTTGCAATTACGCCACTACCGCATTCAAGGCGAGCCTGCCGCTCAAATAGTTCTGCCATTTGCCGATCCCAATGCGGAAAGACGACAAAACGAATGATTACGAGCAGCATTATAGATATTAAGACTATGTATCTAAAGCGGATTCTCATGATCTTTCCCGGTCTTTTTTCCTTTTACGCCACTGTTTTCCCACGGTCGCACAATCGGCGGCATGGGATCTGGCTCACATTCCAGCATTAACCGGCTGGCAATCGGTTTCCAACTGTAATACTGCGCTGATCTAGGCCCTATCATCAAAACCAAAGCTCGGTAATACGCATATTCACTCGGATACCGCCCCGCTTCTACAGCCCTGCGGGCACGCTCAATCAGTTCCGATCTGGTCATCCGGCAACGCCTGCGACAGCGCTCTTAGTTGACATTCCTGCAACGCGAATCCAGCCTCTTTACGCGCTTTTAGGATATGCGCCCACCTACGGTATCCAACTAGCTCATCAAGCTGCCTAGAGGCCCATTTACGCCATTCCTCGGGGATGCGCTGATCTTCCGAAACTATGACGGCGGCAGACCATGCCTCCACCGTCTTGTATTTGCCGGCTGCTATTGCTGCGGCGCATCTCTCGGCGGGAGTCATGTGACCGCCCTATCAAATATCTGCTTGGCTCTCTGCCGGCTGATTCCTAGCAACTTGCCAATCTCGGCAAATGTCAGCCCTTTGGCCTTGTAGGCCCGCACCTCCATGGTGCGTTTGTCTGCCGCCTTGCGGACCATGCGTATCGTTCTGTCTAGGTTTGCATCCATGTTGGTATTCTGCGCCTTGTTAAATAATTATGCAATAGGGTATTGACAATGCTTTTTCGCTAGTTTACTGTTCGTCCTGTGCCAACGCAAATACAGTCACTACATCGACAACGAACCACGAGAGGACACCAGCATGACCACCAATCACACCCCTACGCCGTGGACCGTCAAAGCGCTGCCAACAAAGGAGACAGCATGATTTGCGCAACACGCGAAATCAAGATGGACGATTGCGATTACCTTGTGAATTTTGACTATCAGCCAGAGGAAAGGCCCGTCTACGACATCGATTCGCCAATGTGCGGCCCTGGCTGCGATGCGCAAGTTACCATCACGGGCATTGAAGTAAGGCCGCATGGGTACTCGCAATGGCTGCAAACGGACGTTGAAAAGTGGGACATTGAAGCGCCGCTGTGGGATGTTCTGGAATCCGAGTGTGGCGTTTCGATGCGTTTTGATTACGACGACTTTGATTGCCGGCGATGAACAGCTTATGCCGCCGCTGTGGGGAACAAAATTGCGCGTGCTTATGGCGGGCGCAGGAAACCGACTTGTGTGACCGCCGATTGCTCAAACGTGCTGTTGATAACCATCCGGCCCGCAGAGAGGCCGATAACGTACCGGAGAACGATAATGCAGACGATTGAAGAACGCGCCTTGGCCGCAGCAGATCCTTTTGCCAAGCAGACATTCGCGCAACGTATCGAGCATCTTGCAGACGTTGTTACCTACATCGAGGAAAACTATCCCGCTCTGAAGATTCTGCGGGCGGAAACGACTGACGATGGCCGCGAGCAGATTCACATTTACCAAGGCTCCGAGGTGATCCGCTGGCTTGGGCCGGTAACGATGCGGGCACAGAGTGCCAACAATCTGCGCCTCGAAACCAAGTTCAAGGGCGTTACGGTGTTTACCCTTACGGAAAGCTTTGTGCCGTGAAAAACTCCGAACAGTTGAACGAAATAGCTGCGGCCCTTGCCAAGGCACAGGGAGCCATTAAGGGCGCTGTCAAGGGTTCCGTTAACCCTGCATACCGCTCCAAGTATGCAGACCTGCAAGCACTGTTTGATGCCATCCGGGAGCCTTTTGCCGCCAACGGTCTGTCCGTGGTTCAGGGCATATCAAGCGCAGACAACGGCGTGGAATGCTGCACGATGCTGATGCATTCCTCGGGGCAATGGATTAGCGAAAGCCTGTTCATTCCCGCCGACAAGCACAATGCTCACGGCTACGCCTCTGCTGCGACGTATGCCAAGCGTGTGGCCTTGGCGGGCATGAGCGGATGCGCGTCTACGGACCAGGACGACGATGGCAATGCGGCGGTTGCTGCTGCGCCAGAGCCGGCAAAAACGCCAAAGGAATTGCTTGAAAAAGCAACCGCCGAAGCTGCAAAGGGAACCGCGCATTACAAAGCCTTTTACTCCATGCTCAAGGCGGACCAGCGGGCGCAGTTGATGCCGGAGCATGAAAACCTCAAGAAGCTGGCGGCAGTTCAAACGGCCAAAAATCCTGGGGATGACAAGTGATTCCCGACACCTCCCCATCTTGGGTGCCAGCCCGCGTCGGCCTTCTTACCGGCTCCGTCTTTGGAAAGGCAATCGCCAAAACCAAAGACGGCAAGTGGGCGGCATCCCGCAAAGACCTGCTGTTTGAAAAGCTGGCAGAGCGGCTTACAGGGGTCGCTGCCGATCATTTCGTGACGCCGGCTATGCAATGGGGCTTGGACAACGAGGCGCCCGCCAAGGCCCTCCTAGAGGCTTCCCAAGGGATATTCGTGGACAAAGCCGGGTTTTGCCTGCATCCGCAGATTCCCGAGTGGGGTGCGACGCCGGATGGCTTCATTGATACCGATGGCGTGTTGGAAATCAAGTGCCCGACGACTAAAACGCATCTGACGTATTTATGCGCCAAGAAGGTTCCGACGGAATACGTCCCGCAGATGTTGGCGGAAATTGCCTGTACTGGTCGCAAGTGGGCGCTATTTGCCAGCTATGACCCCAGGATGCCGCCAGCGCAACAGCTATTCATTACGCGGTTTGAACCTACCGCCGAAGCGATTGCAGAAGCAGAGCAGCAGGCAAAGGACTTCCTAGCGGAATTGGAAGCAATGTTTAAGCAGATAACGGAGCAATAAATGGCGCAATACGACACTACCAATAAGGGCACACTTGGGCGAAACGAGTCCAAGCGCGAGGGCAAATCCGATCCCGATTACAGCGGTACGCTAGACGTTGCCGGGGTCAAGTATTACCTGTCCGGCTGGCGCAAAAAGGGGAATGGGGCCAAGGGTCCGTATGACTTCATTTCTCTTGCTTGCAAGCCCGCAGGAGTCGCACCTCGATCTGCTCCGCCGCGCGATGACTTTGGGGATGAGCCGCCGTTCTGAAAACGGGTAAATGTACCCATATCCCTGCCGCCAATACAAGCCGATGATTCAAGCATTGATAACAAACCCGATGGAGATAACAAATGGATCTTGCCACTTGCACCTGCTACATCGTAATGAGCCTTGCATCGCAGCATATTGACCCGCAGGGAATGAATCAGCGCAATCCGGGAATCGGCATAGAGGCCAATGGATACGCTGTAGGCGAATACCGCAACAGTTTGGACCGCACATCGGTCTATGCCGGCAAGATGTTGTCAGCGGGCCATTTTGGAGTGCTGGCGGGCGCTGTATCGGGATACCAGTTCCGCCAGTTTCATGTCGTGCCGCTTATCTCGCCGTATGCCACGTATAGCGTAGGCCGATTTGGGGTCAACCTGGCGCTGGTGCCAAGTCCGATCAAATGGAACGAAACCGCTGTTGCAGTGCAAGTCAAATGGAGCATTGGAAAATGACCGACTTCAACAAGTTCCTGCCGCCGTTGCCAGAACTGCCGTACACAATGCTAACGCCATCGGATTGTAGGCTGTTAATGGAAACCTACGCCCTCAGCGCAGCCAAGGCCGCGTATGCAGCGGCGATTGAGGATGCGGCGAGGGTAGTGGAAGAGCGGTACAAGGCGTTTGATACAGAAGAATTGGAGATGGCCACCGCCATCCGAGCTTTAGACCCCGCGAAGGAGGGGAAATGCGAGTAACCGTAGATGTGGCGTTTGAGGCAGCTCACCGCCTGCCAGCCGTTCCCGAAGGACACAAATGCTCACGCCTTCATGGGCACAACTACAAGGTTCGCATTGAAGTCAATGGCGAATGCAATCCGATTACCGGATGGGTGGCAGATTTCGCCGTAATTGAAGCCTATGCCAATGCGATCTTGCTTCTGGTTGACCACCGCTATTTAAACGAGGTTCCTGGCCTTGAGAATCCGACCGCAGAGGTCATAGCGGCATGGTTTCTTGCCAGCCTGAACGTCACAAATTGCCCCCGCGTGACCAGCGTCACCGTATGGGAAACCGACAAATACTCTGCGACTGCGACTCAAAATGATCCACTACCACGGCACACCGATAACGCCAGCCAATCCAGCCCTGTTAGCGATGGCGGGGAAATGCCTGTGCGTTTCGTTCGCAACCGGAAAGAGTCAACTGCCCGCCATCATGCGGATTTCCCAGAGCGTGATGTTTGACAACGGTGCATTTTCTTTTTACCGGAGCGGTAAGAAATTGAACACCAGCGCCTTCTACGATTGGATTTCTCCGCACCTTGCGCATCCCCATTGGGCCGTGATTCCTGACGCTATAGGCGGCGACGTGGAGCAGCAGCGGTCAATGGTGGCGACGTGGCCCAATTCAATCCCCAAAGACCTAGGGATGCCGGTATGGCATCTTGGTTTGCCATTGGATTACTTGCTAGAGCTCGCCGACAACTGGCCGCGCATTTGCTTTGGATCGTCCGGGGAATTTTGGGAGGTCGGCGGCGATGCCTGGTGCAACCGGATGGACGAAGCATTCAACGCGCTGGCGAAACGCAATGCTCGATTGCCTTGGATTCACGGTCTGCGAATGCTTGGAATGTCGGGTATGCGCTGGCCGCTAGCTTCCGCAGATTCAACGAACGTGGCGCAAAACCACCACCTTAAAGGCTGTCCTTCGTGCATGGCCGACAAGATAGACGCCGTGCAATGCCCAAGCCAATGGATTCCTCACCCCACCCAAATGAGTTTCATATAACCGCCTTATCCCATGCGAAGGAGGGAACGAAATGAGCTATCCATTCCGCATCACCGAGCCGACCTGCATTAGTTTCAGCGGCGGCAGGACAAGCGCTTACATGCTCTGGCGGGTGTTGCAGAGCAATGGCGGCTTGCCATCGGATGCGGTGGTTTGCTTCGCTAATACAGGCAAGGAAGCCGAGGAAACCCTTGAGTTTGTTTATCAGTGTGGCAAACAATGGCATGTCCGTATTCATTGGGTGGAGTACCGGCCCGATGGATTTGCAGAAGTAAATTGGGAAACTGCCAGCCGGAATGGGGAGCCGTTCAAGGCGATAATTGAGAAGCGGCAATTCCTGCCAAATCCGGTGACGCGGTTCTGTACCGCCGAATTGAAAATCCGCGCAATGCACAAATACCTGCGTTCAATCGGCTGGACCGAATGGGATCAAATGGTGGGGATACGGGCCGACGAACAGCGCCGGGTTGCCAAGATCCGCGCAAGACCGCACCCGGAAGGAAAATACGAAACCGTGATTCTGCCGCTGGCAGATGCCGGGGTAACGCTTGCCGACATAGATGCGTTTTGGGCAGATCAAACCTTTCGCTTAGAACTTCCAACCGTCAACGGCAGGACTTTGGCGGGGAACTGTGATTTGTGCTTCTTGAAGGCCGGGAATCAAGTGCAAACTTTAATAGCGCAGAAGCCAGAGCGGGCAATATGGTGGGCGGATATGGAGGCGTTGGCGTTGGCGTTGTCGTCAAAGCCGAGCGGCGCGAAGTTTCGCACGGACTGGCCGAGTTATGCCGAAATGCTCAAGAACGTATCGGACCAAACTGATTGGGTCGGCCACGATGAAACCATTGAATGTTTTTGCGGAGACTGAAATGACCGACGCACGAAATGCTGCTGGCATTGTTCGGTCATCAACATGAGCCGCCGTTTGCCGGTGGTCACGTTGGCACGCGCTACTACGCCATGCTTGCCGCACTTGAAAAAGACGCCGCCATCCGTTCCATAGGCTCAGGAGAGCAGATATGACCAAGGGGCGAGGCTTCCAACATGCGCACGAACTGGCCTACCGCAATACAGAGTTACAACGAACCGGACCATAAACCACCAAAGGAGCCACGATGACCACCACCACCATCACCTTACCCCTCACCGTACAAGTCAATTTGAGTTCCACGGGCGCCATCACCGGCCAGATCACCGAGCCGGTCCTCGCGCCACCCGCACCC